TATGGGCACATCATATGAAGATCTTCAGGCCGGTGCCGCCGACGCCGAAGAAAATTCAATGAGCCAGGAAGAGGCACTTAGTAAACTAGCTGATTCCATGGAGCGTGTATTTGGCGGAGGCGGAGGCGGAGGGTTCTCCGGCTTCTGGGACGCGTTCTCAAAAGGCTTTATGTCTGGTATTGCATCGACGGAAGAGTTCCGGGCCGTAATGAAGAACCTTAAACAGTCAATGAAGGTCGTTTTCAAATTCGGTAAAGAACTTGGAAAAATGTTCGTTCAGCTTTTCCCAGGCATTCAAGATATTTTTGGCGGCCTAAAAGACCTGTTTGATCCCAAAGCGTTCAAAGATCTTTCTAAAGAGCTGCTTGGCATCTTTAAAGATCTATTCTCGTCTCTGTCTACGGATCCCAAAGCAGGTGCAGAGACATTTATAGATAGAATTGGTAAGGCATTTGAGAAGTTTTTTGGTGGTAAGGGTGAGGCTCTTAAGAAGATCAAGGAAGGATTCGGAAAAGCCATCAGTGCAGTCGCAGAGATTATCAAGGCTTTAGTACCGAAAATTTTAGACGCGTTAAAGAACATGTTGAATAACATGGCAGAGAGTATCCGTAACCCGCCTGGTGACATGGGTAAGAGAGGGCTATTGTCCACACTGCTTGAGATGTTAGTCAGCGTTGCGAACTCGCTTGTCGAAGCTGCACCGGCAATCCTTGCAGCAATTCTAAACCTGTTATCTGCAGTATTTGAAAAACATGGTGGAACTATTCTTAAGGTTGGTGCCATGTATGTCGGCTTCATCTTTATGAAAATGATGATCACCGGTGCCATTACAGCGCTTAAAGGTGCAGTAATGGGTAAAATCGTAGGCATGTTCAGTAAAGCCTTCGGCGGTGTCCAGAGTGACGTTGGAAAAGAGATGGATAAAGCCGGTCCTCCAGGTGGAGAAAAAGGTAGCTTTATCGATGGCCTCAAGGGCTTTGTAAAAAGCATCAAAGAAATGGAAGCCGGTGATATTATCGAGGCTGGTGCTAAGTTGTTCCTGCTTGCAGTTTCATTCTTGCCTACCCTAGCGGTCATGGCTGCAGCCATTGTGATGGTTACCATGATTATGAGCACAGTATCATTTGGTGCACTTATCAAAGGCCTTATAGGCCTAACTGCAGCTATCATATCATTGAAGGTACTATTGGGAGTCTCAGAAAAGATTAATGCCGGTGGCGTTGGACAAGCAATTGTTGGAATGCTTGGCGCGGCCCTTCTGTTGGCTGTCGGTGGTACTGCACTTGGCCTTGCATTAGCATTCGTAACCCCGATCCTGGCATCAATCCCACTTGGCGCAGCAATCAAGGGGATGGTTGCATTAGGGCTAGCAGCCGTTGCAGCTATGGGAATGGCATACGCCGGCGCAGCAATCGGAGCTTTAGGCCCAGCAGGCTTTGGGATTGCGTTAATAGGGTTAGTCGGCGCAGCAGTCCTCTTGACAGTTGGCGCTTATGCCATGGCAATCGCGTTAACACTGGCCGTACCTGCATTGAAAAAAGTCGATTGGGGAGCATCAATGGCCGGAATGGCTGGGCTTGCTGTTGTAATGGCATTTGCCGCCATTGCTGCTCTTGCCGCCATCGCCGCCGGAGTTCTTGGGCTCGTCGCAGCAGTGGCGATGATAGGCGTCGCTGCGTTCGTCCTTTCGCTGGCGTATATAGGATTACCTGCGCTATCAGCCGCTGGCAGTGCCATGTCCGGATTAGATTGGGGTGGATTAGCATTAGGGTTCTTATCATTGGTACCGATATTCGGATCAATACTCCTGGCTGCCATGGTTGCCATTCCTGCCGGTATAGCAGGCCTATTAGGTGCGCTAGCACTTCTCGGTGTCGCTGCGTTTATCTACTCGTTCAATAATACGGTAGGACCCCAGCTTCCAACATTAGCGGCTCAATTTGATGCTGTTGACATGGCGAAGCTTGCAGGGGACATGGCCCTCTTTGGCTTAATGATGATTCCACTCGCACTATCAGCAATGTTAGCCATCCCTGCAGGTATTGCTGGATTATTAGGCGGAGCATTATTAGGTGGTGTCGCATATTTCCTCGAGTCACTGGGGGAAAATGTTCTGCCTCCGCTTTCTGACTTTATGAAAGCATCATCAGGGATTGACTTTAAGCGGCTAATATTGATCATGACAGCGTTGTCTTTGATGTTCGCCGCGACCGTTCTCATGGCTGCAGCAGCTATCCCAATGGCAATATTCGGATCATTCCTTTTGCGGGGTGTAATTGAGAGCGGTTTCGAGACAGTCGGGGAAATGGCTGACTCGATGGTTGGTCACTTATCACCGGCAATCAAAAAGCTTAATGCGATGAAGGTGGATGATCCTGCACTGTTGTCTGCAAAGGTCCAGGCGTTGATCGGGATAATGGATGCAGTTGGTGGCATGGCAGATATTGTGTTTAAGATTGCGCTTCTTGACGTACTGGCCTCAGCCGGAGGCGGAGAGTCAGGCGCAATCCTTGAAGGCGCTGCAGGGTTTATGGATTCAATGTTGGGAGGTGCGACTAAATTAATTCGTGCCCTCGCTCAAATTGTTTCAACTATGCCTGAGGGAGACATTAAAAAGCTTGAGGCTATTGGTGGAGTTTTATCTGCTATAGCAAACCTAATGACGGCCCTCCAGCCACCCCCCGGCCTCTTTGAGACGATGACAGAGATGGGTAGCGGTGGTTTCTTTGGCGGCGGACAAGACGTGGATGTAGAAGGAATCATGTCAGCGTATGCAGATACCATGGATTCAATTATGGCATCGATGATGGATATGGTTGTCCCAATGGTCGAAGACATAATGGCGATCGATTTAGGTCCTGATCCTGAAGCTGCAAAGATGAAAGCTGAAACAATCGCCGCTGCTCTTAATGCTGTTGTCGGAATGGCAACAGGTTTTGGTGAGATGGCGTCAGGCGTCATGGAGATGAATGCAGAACAGCAGCCATTCTTTGGTTCAGGCCCATCAGTCGTTGAGACAATGAATTCATACATGGCAGTCCTTGATATGATCATGGGTGTTGTATCTGCAAAGATACCAGCGATTGTCGGCGCGGTGATGGCCGCAGCCGAGTCAGTAGGTGATCCGGAGTCTGCAAAGCCTAAGCTTGAAGTCGTCGGCCTAGCAATGGGTGCACTATCAGACTTTGCTAGCGCAATTAGTGCCATGTCCGGCCAGATTCCTGAGCCAGGCTGGTTCGAGTCCAGTGAAGACGTCCTCGATGAGTTCATGGACACAGTTAATATGATCGTTGGTGTCGCAATTAGATACATCCCCACGATCGTTAATAGGCTTCTGGGGATTAGCATACCCAACCCAGAAGAGGCAGCTGCAAAGATGGATGTTATCGCTAAAGCGATGAACACAGTGTCAAACTTCACAAGCACCTTAGATAACTTCTCTGGGATGGGAGCCGCAGATATCTATAACACCTATGGCCCAATTATTAAGGGCATCGCATGGTTGTTTGGGTATGAAAGTGACGGGACAGGTAAGACAATTCCTGAGCTTATGACGACAATGACGAACATGGAGATGGGTGACACCGGTGCAATTACGTCTAAGCTAGAGGGCGTCAATAACGTCCTGGGCCCGATGAATTCATTCATTAACAATTTTGCCACATTAGCGGATGGGTTAAACAATATTTCTACGGAAGCAATGGCAAATGCCGGGGCAAATTTCCAGCTGGTAATCGATGAGATGGTTTCAATTCATGATATCCTCAACGAAGGAATGCCGAATGTTAACCTTGTTGGTGCTTTGGAGCAATTCGGCGAAAATATGTCAATCTCTTCAGAATCAATTTCAGTTGAGAACAAGCCGATTAATATTAATGTAACGTTTAATGTGAGCATGAATGCAAGGAACATCGCGACAGCATTGAGTGATGCAACAATCGCAGGTAATGCCGCACTCTTGACAGCATCTGAAGGCGCCGGCGGAGGAGGATAATAGACCATGGCTGAAGATAAAAAACACGATGTGAAAAATTATGAGTTTGGCTATGACATTCCGGAAGGTGTGTCTGGAGAAGAATTTTTATCCAATATGATTACGAAAAGCCCCATCTATGAATGGATATCAAAGGGGGGCGAGGGCTCTGCTGGTGATCCAGGTTCAAAAAAGATTATAGATGAGATCATCTCGAACTATGGAAAAGTTATAGATATAATTAGGGATAGCATTAAAACGCCAGAGGACGTCAGAAATTTGATGGAAGCGCTTAAGACATCACAGGGACCACCAAGCGCGTCGATGGTCGCAGATATTTTGGAGAAGAGTAATGCCGAATCCTCCTGATTATGAAACAGAGTTCTGGCCTACACCTCAGGCAGAACCAGGAGGAGCCTCACCGGTCGGCGAAGAGGGAGGCGCCGCGGCGGGGGGAGTCCCACAGCCTCAAGACATATCGGAGGCGACTAGATCGACATTGGCCGACTACTTAAGCGCAATGACGGAAGGCGATGCGATTGCATCACCCAGTCCGGGCTCTAGAAATTATTTTGCTATTGAGCCTGGGTTGCAGGAAGCGCCAAGTCCTTATGATGACCCATCCCAGACACCTGAAATTATCACAGGAGGCTCGGAAGGTGCTGTAGATAGGAAGTTTATTGATCTTGTAGATGAAGATGCAAGAGCGTTGTTTGAGACGGTATCTGATAGTGGCAATTTTGACCATGGCGCTCCTACTTTAGGTGAACTAGTTAATAAGAGTAGCAAAGCGGACGGCCACGAACTCTTGGCAGGTGTCGTTGGAAACGACCCTGGTTCCGGAGCCTCAGGCCAGTCAGTAGTTTCTAGCCCCCATAACCAACTCAATTCAAAAATATCGAGGATATTAAAGACGAATCGGTTTAGCAACTCCACAGATTCGCCTTATATTCAGGACGGTAGGTACAGCGATCCTGTATTACCAACAAACGGTGAGTTCGGCGTATATGATGCTGACGGGCCTAGTCATCCATTGGATGAGCTTAGGAAGGTAGGAGCGTCGCTTATATTTGCAGCGACAGGACATACGGGTTTTGTATCCGGGTTTGAAATTCCTGCTACTATAGAGCAAGTCTTGCCTTCACCCGCGCAGCTTATGGTAATGAAAGTCGGTACCGATCGCTTGCGGGCAAGGATTCCTCCTGGTGGCGTCGGTGGTGGTATCGATGGGGCAGATGGTGCTCCTCAAACTACAACCCTCACTGACTCTGATCTGCGTGAGGATGCATATCTAGGTGATGACTCAATTGATGAGCAAACATCATACGGGCAATTAAACTCGCACCTTGAGCCTTTCGCCTCAAACGCACTAATTGCCTACCCTTTTGGTATGGCTGGCTTGGCAGTTGCAGGATCACTTGCATTGGTCACTGCATCAATAGCTTATAATATCTTGCTTGAAACAATTCGTCATGCAGACGGCGGAGCCCCCTCACCTGCATCAAGAGTAGGAAGGCCCTCCGCACCAAACGAGATGGTCCTCGGGCAATACGTCCGCGAAGACCAGTACCAGAGGCTTCTGACAGACCTTGGGATTCCCAGAACAGATTATGATTTTGAGAGCTGTATTGCAAAGGGAATCCGGACATTTTTAGGGTTTGAAACATTCCCTGGTTCCACTGAGACGCTAACGACACTAATTCTTACGATGGCACCCGGATTATTCGGCGATGCAAAACTGATCTATGGTGCACCTGGATTCTACTCCGTTATAATCAGGAACGCGTTGAGAGATGCACTACAGGTTGCGTCCTTAGCATCCGCTGTAGCAACTGGAGTGGGACTTGGTGCTTTAGGGATTGGTGAGCGTGGAATAATATATCCTCTGCAGATTGTATTTAGCTCATCGACGTTTAATTTCTTGATGGTTATGGCACAAATGGGTAATGCTGCACTGCTGGCTGAAACATACCGGTTCGGGCCTGCAGGAAAACCAATCAATAAGATTGATGATGGTCCCGGTACTAGGCAGGCAAAAGGAAGGGTCAAACCAGGTACTACAGGTGTTCCTTCAAACGCATTGGCATGGAGGCATAATGCTCTTCCAAGCAGGTATTTACTCCCGACGAGCCTGTTGACAGCAGCAGCGCAGTACGGAATGGGTCCAGCTGCTGGAATGTCTGTTGGTTATTTGCGCGCGTTGAGCAGAAAAGCAGTAGGTCCTGGTGCAACTAGGCAACTAGCTGCTGCTGATATCGGGAAACCTGAGGCATCTACAATAAACGGTATGACAGGAAACCGAATAAGCGCAGACTACGTTCACATGATAGAGAATGAGCTTGAGGCAGAGTATGTTCCATTCTACATTCAGGATTTAAGAACAAACGAAATAATCGCATTTAATGCTTTCATCGGATCCATCAAGGACTCTTATAGTGCAGACTATTCTACTAGCGGTGGGTATGGTCGCATCGATGACATATACGTGTATAAAAAGACAAAAAGAAAAATAAGCGTTGATTTTATTTTGGCTGCAACGTCTGAGTCTGATTTTGATTGTATGTGGTATGATATTAATAAGCTCACCACGCTAATGTACCCCCAGTGGTCAAAGGGAAAGCCCATGATCGCCGGTGATGATAGGTTTATCATGCCGTTCTCACAGATTCCGACCGCTAGCCCTATGGTACGATTGAGAATTGGTGATGTGATTCGGACAAACTATTCAAAGTTTAACCTTGCCAGACTGTTCGGCTGTGGCTTACCTTCGTCAGGGGATAATCCAGAATACAATATTGGTACGCCGGCGTCAACGACCACTACATATGACGTCGATGGCACATCATATGACAGTGCCGGAGAGGCATCTGCAGCATCTGCGGAGCGCGCAGCTCTAGAAGAGGAGTTAAGAACGACGGATCCTCGTGGCGATGAAGGTAGCCAATATGGATATCAAGTCTCAGACAAGGCTTTCCTCCGGCCGAATAGGTACATATGTAGAGATGAGGCAGACGATCCTCCCAATACTCATATTACTACAAGGGCATATGGGTTAAGGACGGACGCTTTGGCCCAAGTCCAGATCAAGACGAGGAATGCAGATCCTATTCCAGGAAGTCCAGGTTATGGCCAAACCCAGGTATATGTTGTTAACTTCACTGAACTTGGGTATCCTATGGATCCTTATGCTCCTGATCATATTCATAACATAACATGTACACATGAAGATCTTATAATTGATCCTAGCGACATCAATTTTCCTGTCACAATATCATCATCCACGACTTCACCAACGTCAGCTGCAGACTTCTACGCAGATGATAAAAACCCGATTGTTAGGTCTTTTAGATCTACTATGGGCCGTGGTCTTGCAGGGTTTATCGAGTCGCTTGATATGGACTATGCGGACTCAACTTGGGAGACTGAGCTCGGATCGAGAGCACCAAAGTTTATTAAAATTAGTATTAGCTATGCGCCGATACATGATATTCCGCCAGGTCTTGATGCATCTGGGTTCAACAGGGCACCTTTGTACAACGTCGGCAAGATTATGAACGGAATTGCTGGAGATCCATGGGGTACACTTAATACCCTCGACCCAGGAAATCCGATCGTACAAAATTACTTAGCTCAAAAGGCCAAGCTTGGAGCAACCGGTGATGAAGATTCGCCGGCCGGCGGCGATAGTGGGCCATAGGAGATTAACACATGGCATTGCGTAGGTATTCTAGAACGACAAAGATCCGCGGCGGCAAAATGTATGGTACCGCTAGGGCAGGTACAATAATAAGGCAAAGAGTCTTATCAGGTAAGATTGCAGCGGATCGTTATGTACTAAAAGAGGGCGAGCGCCTTGATATTCTGGCAGGACGTATATACGGAAACGCACGATTGTGGTGGGCCATAGCAGCGGCTTCTGGTGTGGGTTGGGCAATGCAGTGTCCTCCTGGGACAGTACTTTTTCTTCCCTCTTTAGGAGACATAGCGAAGGTCGTGGGGTGATGAATGCCTACGAAGCTTGACATTGCCGTAAAGTTACTTGGCAAGTATTATGGTGCAATTGGAAAAAACAATTTCATGGCGCGCCTTGTGTCACCTGGCTCACCGACGGCTGACTCTATGGAAGAAGAGCCAACGCCGGCTGAGTTTGAGCTAGCCAGTATTTTTCTAGACATTCAGGAGGGGGGCGTCCTTATTCCTCAATTCCTACAAAAAGTAAATGATGCTGCAGCCGGAGCCGGTACAGAGTTTACAGAGGCATTGTCACATACCCTTCTAGTTTCATATGAACCGGAATGGGGGGACAGTGACGCGCTAAAGACGGATTGCTCTATTAAGGAGGTATGCGCGTCTGAAGCGGTAAACCAGGAAGTTTCCACGCCGAGTAAGACTGCTCCCGGCCTTTCGCTGACACAGATCTGGCCTTCAAAGCTAAACCTGTCGAATAGGGATACTGGTGCTATATCTTTATTTTGTAATGCAATTCCAACTATAGAGATCAGTAAGTGCGTTCCATATATCGATATGACAATTGTGACGCCGAAAGCTCCGTTGTCTGCCGACGGCAGGATCCAAACGATGTCGATATCACAGTTTTTAATGGGTCAAAAACAGTTAGCTTCCGGAGATGTCGAGTATAAATTTGCATCAGCAGTTTCTGCTGATGTATTGGCAGAGTTCAACGAAAATCCGGAATCTCCTCTGCCCGGAGGCGAAGATGCCGAAAACCCTAGTGGCGATCCCACCCTTCCAGCAGTAGCATCTGCAGGCATGGAGCTTTTTACTGCACCACAAACATTAGTAAATGCCGACGAGGATTATCATGACTATGAGGCGTATGCATTTTCAGATGGTCAGAATGAAGATGAAGAAGCACCGGCACTTGGCGGAGCAAGAGGGGCTGGAGTAATTGATAAGTTCCGCCCGTTTATGTCATTTCAGGGCCTCAAGATTAATGTGACCCCGACAACGGGTTTTATGTCTCATAAGACAGCCGACTTTAGTCTTATACTACATGATAGGTCTAGGCTTTCTGAGATTGCTCCGTTTGTAAAGCCTGATCTTTATGGTAGCACCGAGATTATTCTAGAGTATGGGTGGTCACATCCTGACGGGGGAGCCGCTAGCGAAAATGCGTTCGGAATATTCTTAGACTCAATGAGGTGTAGAGAAAAATATATGATCGTGAATTCGTCGTTTAAGTTCGATGAAGTCGGTCAGGTAAATGTTGATATCAAGCTAGCAATGAAGGGCGCAGCCGCGATTGATACGACCTCTATTAGTAAGGGTAACGGGGTAGACGATGCTTTAGAGGCGGTAGGAACGTTGACTGAGGCTATGTCCGTCTTGCGCGCTCGTGTGCAGGGTTCATCTGGCGGTTCAGAGAATGTTAGCGGGGAGACGTTTCTTTCTTCTGCATCTGATACATCAAGGTCGATGTCAATTGATGACGAAACTCGCCAGAAGATTGTAGAGTTTATGAGAGACAATAGAAATGCGGATGCAGACTCTGATATCGGCCAGGTTGTTTCGAACCTTGAAGACCTATACGGCTCTGACGGTAGATCTGGTGCGGTTGCAGATCTCCAACAGACGATTGCAGCTGCAGTTGCAGCAAAGATGGCAACTGTTAATGGATCCGGATCCTCTAGAACTCCAGATCCCTGGCTAAGAAGCATATCGTCTGCTGCTAGCTTTGTCACTGTCAACGCTGATGCTTCACCTCCTACACATGTGTCATTAGGAAAGCTTATGACAAGTTTTTGTGGCCTGCCTCTTGCAGCTACAGGCCGCTTTGATGATATACAGATATTGTTCTACGCATTTAACTCAAAAGCTTCATACGTAAAAGACTTTAACATCGCGCAGTTTCCAATCAACGTTCGCGAGTTTGAAACAAAGTTTAAAGAGAAAACAAAGACGACTGCCAACATACCGATTAAGGCATTTCTTGGTTTCATAAAAAGTAACTTCATTAGTAATCAAGCAGCTGATGCTTGGGGTATGGCAGCCTTATATGAGACTGATGATGAGGGAAACAAGAAGATCAAGGAAGATTACGAGGATGCAACAGCGCTGTACGGCGAAAAGCAAAAAAGGCTAGAAGATGCGTATGGTGAAGGAGAAGAGCTCGTCTTTAAGATGCCTCAGCTCACGATGTACATTGAGACAGTTAGGGTTAATGACGCAGCAGCCCCTCCAGGAAGCAGCTCAAGCGCGTCAGGTGGTGGTGCACAGACAGTGATGAGGATCCACATATATGATAAGCAGTGCACTGCATATGAGTCAGTTGGTGCAATGCTCGGCGCCGCGCAGTCAAATTCGGTTGGCGTCTTAGGTAGCGCAGCTAGTGCTGCTAGGCGCGAGGCATCTGAAGATAATGATCAAGAGACTAATAACCAGCATGAACTAAACTTTATGGAGCAGCTAAACAAGGCAATTAATGAAAGGCTCCTTGAAGCCATCCCCTCAGTTTCTCCCTCATCTGGGAATATTTCTGTAGAAGAGATGGCAAATAAGAAGTTTAGAATCAATGGTGGGTTTCCTGCGCTGAAAAACTTTATCTCCAGGACTATGCCTAGTATCATATACGGTTCTCAAAATTCAGCGGTACTAAATGCAAATGTTGCTAGTATGAATAACCCCCAGTTAGCGTCCGTCAACATGATGCGGGGTGGAATGGGCGCTGGAACGACTGCCCAAGGAGCTAGAGACTCAGGCGTGCCGCTGTCTGTTTCACCTGTTAAGTGCGACCTGACGCTGATCGGCTGCCCTGTCATGACATTTGGTCAACAGTTCTTTATAGACTTTGGGACCGGGACGAATGTTGACAATGTGTATGCAGTAACCGGTATTGATCATTCATTAGGCGCTGGAAAATTTGAGACAAAGATAAAGTTAGTTCAGCTTGATGCTTTTGGAAAGTACACGTCACTCATAAGCAATGTAGAAAATGCTATAGCTGCTATCAACGAAGAAGAGGGCCCTGCAGAGGGCTCATAATGAACATCCCTTATCTAGCATTGTAATATTGTGTATGTCTGTATGCATACACAAAGATCTCCTCGGCACTAAGTCACACCTTGTTTACGATGACAGTTATAGGTGGGTTTCAGCAATACCAAAAGGCTCCTGGGTGTTTGGTTGCACTGCTGAGAAAAAGTGCATAGAGCTTTTGATGAATTACCTTGGTATCGACGTACCGACTATCGCTGACATGCCTCACGTCATGACGTTTAGAGAGCTAAATACAGATATCACTAAAATTCCATGGCATTACGTACTTCCCACCAAGAAGTTTCAGCAGCTGGTGGGAGATGTGCTAGAAAAGTGCCAGGAGGCCCTAGAGTCATCATCATCTGTACCATACTGTGGCACATTAATAGAGGAACACTCCTTTCTTGTAGGGCTTTCTAGGGCACGTATCGACAAGCATAAGTTAAGCACATACAAGAATGCAGAGAAAAACCCAACCGTATTAAAAACATTAGGCGGATTTACACCTTTTGATGATGGCATGTGTAGGCAAGTTAAGTACAACCAGCTTTCAACATCAACAGGCAGGCTAACGGTCGAATCAGGCCCACAAATTTTGACACTTTCAAAGAAGTATAGGGATATCATATCTTCCTCGCATAAGAATGGGGTAATATGTCAAATCGATTTTGTGTCACTTGAGCCCCGAGTTGCTAGAAAACTATCAGGTAACTTAGATGCTCCTGACATTTATGTTGATATATGCAAGAATGTATTTATGGGTAACCTTTCAAGGGATGAAGCAAAACTAGCTGTTCTGTGTGCCTTATATGGCGTTTCACAGCGAAGGTTAAGCAATATGCTTAAGGGCTCTTTAAAAACATCAGAGGTGCTTAAGCAAATCAACCAGTACTTCGGTGCATATGCACTTTCTAGAAACCTTGCCGTTCAAGTTGAAAAAACCGGGATAATACGAAATTTTTTTGGTAGAGAATTACGGGTTGAGAATAAAGCTAGGCATGTTTTAATCAGCCATTTTCTTCAATCAACTGCAGTGGATATTTCGCTATTAGGCTTTAGGGCGCTTGACGCATCTCTTAGGATGAGGTGCAAGAGCTATAGGGGGCTATTTGTAGTTCATGATGCGTTAATCGTTGATATTGATCATGATGATTATGATCATATGGTTGATGTCGTTAACGAGGGTGTAGATATTCATGAGCTTGGCAACTTTCCATTGAGTGTGGAAGTAATTAGCCGTAGAGAATAATTAGTTTTAGAGGCGATATTATGCTAGATGTAGTTACTGAGACATTTTTAAGAAAAAAAATTCGTACAATCTTGTATGAAGGTGAAGCGCCGGTACCTTCTCCGGAGCAAAAGCAGAAAAAGAAGAGGGTTTCGCGCCGATCACAGGGGAGATTTATTATTAAATCTTCAGTTCCTGGTGCACCTCCAAAGGGAATGAGATTAGCAGACCCCAAGAAGATTATGGACAATCTAAATGCAGAAGGAAGCTATAAGGGATCTGAAGATCCTATTACGGCCTTAGAGGAACTTCTCGACAAGGCAATTAGCGGTACTGAAGCAATGGGAAAAGCTTACGGGGGTGTACAGCCGATTGAGGACAGTTACGGCCGGAGCGGAATTACGGTATCGATGGGCGAGCTGGATGCAAATAACGGCGCTAGGTTTATGAAAATCACACTGTCTGCAGCAAAGGATACCGGAATGTTGGTTTTAGATGAAGATATTCGCGTTCAGGTCGGAGGAAACGGTGTGATCATTTATCGGTCGAAGAACGGCGCTGCAACCTGGGAAAAACCTCAAGAAAAACGATAAAAGCTTTGTAAATTCACAAACTTCTATGGTATAATATGCATGGAGGTTAGTAATGTCAGAACTATCAGTTAAAGAACTTCAGTCCAACTGGGAAACATACGAAAAGCTTTGCAATAAGGCCGCCAAGGGCGGAATGAGTGATCTATTGGCTGCCTTAGGTGAGAGGCTTGTGATGTGCCCAGCGTCACCCAGGGAGGATCAGTACGGTGCATATCCAGGTGGAATGATTGAACATTCCCTGAAGGTTTGCGCAACAATGCGAAACCTCAACAAGTCTTTGAGTTTTGATCTGCCTGTAGGATCTGTCCTAAAGGTTGGGCTTTTACATGATATCGGTAAGCTTGGTGACTTAAGTAACGAATATTTTGTTGAGCAGGATTCAAGTTGGCATCGAGAAAAGCTGGGCCAATTTTATAAGTTTAATGAGAACTTGAATAAAATGTCAGTGTCTCACAGAACCCTTTGGTTATTGCAACATTTTAACATTGAACTAAACAATGACGAGTGGTTGGCAATCCAGCTAGCGCAAGGATCTCATTTTGAAGAAAATAGGTTTTATGTAGGTCATGAGCCGACGTTAGCGCTTCTTCTGCAGCAGTCAAAGGCACTGACAATTCATACATCGAAAGGGTAGAAACTTTGTTTCGGCAATATGTATTAGAAGAGTGACGAAATGAGATTACTTAGACAATACATCCGAGCGATCCTTATAGAGGCTGCACACAACCGCGATGACAAGCGTGATCCGGAAGATAAGAAAAGCCCTGATGAGGACTTGCTAACAGAACCTGATTCATCACGAGATCGTGAGGAAGTTGCTGACGAAGTTAATGCAATCGGCATTGGCGGTGGTGCACCGGTTTCTACAGGAAATATTGCTGGTGTCACGACGCCACTTGGTACAGGTCCTACATACCCTGCTAAGCGCAAAAAGAAGAAGAAAAAGAAAGCGCCCGGTGGTGGTTCAGACTGGTACAAAAATTAATTTGAACATTTAACTAAAATTTGCTATACTAGATATGTGGATATTGTCCACTAACACATTTGACCATTAAACATTAAGGAGTTAAAAAATGGCCATTGATTTTGATGCAATTCGAAAGAAGTTGAACCAGCTTTCTGGTACTAATTCCCGCCGAAACGTGATGTGGCGGCCCCAAGAGGGAGAAGAGGCGACTGTTCGCCTTTTGTCGTTTTCTGATAACGACGGACAACCGTTCAAGGAGCGGTGGTTCTATTATAATATTGGGAACAATCCTGGCCTACTTGCGCCATACCAGTTTGGAAACCCAGATCCAGTACAAGAGCTTATTAACAAGCTCCGCGAAGAGGGCTCAAAAGAGTCGTATGAACTCGCAAAGAAGCTTTACCCAAAGATGCGAAGCTACGCTCCCGTGATTGTTCGGGGTGAAGAAGATAAGGGCGTTCGCTTGTGGTCTTTTGGAAAGACGGTCTACCAATCGCTTCTAAACATTATGCTTGATGAAGACTACGGTGATATTACCGATCCGTCTGATGGTCGTGATGTCAAGGTTATCTGCACAAAGGCCCCGGGCCGGATGTGGGCTACGACCGAGGTCCGCCCTCGAGGCAAGAGCTCTTCATTATCTTCAGATAGCGGCACCGCAAAGAAGTGGCTCGACGCGATTCCTGATCTAGATGATCTGTACACCTGTAAGTCATATGATGAGCTTTCTAAGATCGTAAATGACTGGCTTTCTGGTGACGAAGAGGCTTCAAGTGAGGGGACGACTCGCGGTCCTGCCACCGAAACCAAGAGTACAACGGATGATGATGAGGCAACCCCATCTTCATCTAAGTATAAGAGTCTTGATGAGGCATTTGCAGATCTAGAGGATATGTAGAGGCTCCTAAAATAGCCTTCATAAGCGCGGGCTTTATGCCCGCGCTTTTTTTTGAACAAGCGGCAGCTGTGAATGTATATTCTAGACAACAAGGAGTCTATTAATGGCAAGAAAAAGTAAGACAATCACTAGCGCGTCGGAAGATTTTACTTCTGACTTGATTAAGTCTCTAAATAAAGAGGCTGGGTCCAGGGTTGCCTACAATTTATCACTTGATGAGTCACCGACACATGTAAAGCGATGGATTAGCACAGGGTCAAAGCAATTAGATTATATCGTTTCTAATAGAAGCAACGGCGGGTTTCCGGAAGGTCGGATTGTAGAAATATTCGGTCCTCCCTCGATTGGAAAGTCACATATCGCAATTCAGGTTGCAAGATCTACCCAACAGATGGGAGGCATTGTCGTATATATTGACACCGAAAATGCCACATCAGTAGAGAACCTTGCACTTCTTGGTGTGGACATTACTAAGAGGTTTGTGTATGTAGATACTCACTGCACTGAAGAGGTATTGTCAATTGCTGAGTCAACTATTATGAAAGCAAGGGCAATGGAGAAAGACGTCCCTATCACCATTATTTGGGATTCAGTTGCAGCGTCATCTCCTAAGGCAGAGCTTAATGGTGATTATGATCAGAACTCAATCGGACTGCAGGCGCGCGCAATCTCAAAGGGAATGCGTAAGATTACCGGGGTGATTGGCCAGACAAATACGTTGTTCGTAATACTTAACCAGATTCGAACTAACATTGGAGTTATGTATGGAGATCCTACTACTACACCCGGCGGTAAGGCAATCCCTTTTCACTCATCTGTACGAATCAAGTTGGGAGCAGGGCAAAGGATTGAAAACAAAGACAAGGAAGTTATCGGTATTCACGTTTCTGCGAAGACAATTAAGAATAAGGTCTCGCCGCCGTTTCGAACAGTAAATTTTGAGATTCACTTTGGTAAGGGGATCAAGGAGCATGAGCAAATTTTTGATGTGCTTCGAAAGTTTGGGAACTGTGAGCATGATGGAAAGAATATCGAAATTTCCGGAACGGGGGCATGGAAAACACTCATGATCTCAGATGCAAAGACTGGTGAAGTGATTTCAGAAAAAAAATTCTATAAAGCAGACTTTGAAGAGGTCATGAAAGATCCTCAGTACTCTTCATATATCGACACTTTGATTGAGGGTGCAATGGTCAGAAAGATGACCTCCGATGACGGGCTGGATATTGATGCGGAGTCTTACGAGGAAGTAAAGTCGGTTGCCGCAATGCTAAATGAAGATGTCATAGATCCAGAGGGGTGATGACCATTAACTCCGATGAAAACCCTGTACTGATAATCGATGCGCTAAATGTTTTTATGAGGCACTTCGTTGCCAACCCTACAATGAGCTCATTAGGCCATCATGCCGGAGGCGTTGTAGGGTTTCTTAAAAATCTCCAGCTGCTGTCTGATCGGTTGTGTCCTTCAAAGATTATAGTTGTTTGGGAAGGAGGGGGCTCAACAAGGCGCCGCGCTATATACAAGGACTATAAGGCAAAAAGAAAGCCTCAAAAGCTAAACCGCTTTTATGCCGATGATATTCCTGACACCGTTAGAAACAAGAATGACCAAGTTTCGATATTGGTTTCAATGCTTAGGCATGTCCCTGTATCTCAAGTTTATGTTTCTGATTGTGAGGCAGATGATGTGATATCCTATATAGTTAAGAATGTCATCAAAGACTCGAGGTGCGTAATCGTTTCATCAGATAAAGACTACTACCAACTTTTATCAGATAACATTACCCAATGGTCACCAGGGCAGAAGAAATTTATCACTCAAGACGACGTGGTTGAAAAGTTCGGCATATCAGTTACTAACTTTTGCACAGCAAGAGCAATTATCGGAGATGACTCTGACAACCTGCCAGGCATTAAAGGTGCAGGTTTTAGGACGCTAGCAAAGAGGTTCCCAGGTCTTGCTGAAGATGAGTTTATTTCTGTAGACGAAATAATTAAATTGAGTGCAGAATTAACTGCGTCGTCAAAAGTCAAGCTTTACCAAAGAATCGTTAGTGGCGACTCTGTAGTTAGAAGAAACTGGAAGTTAATGTATTTAGGCACACAGAATATGTCTAGTTCACAAGTTCAAAAAATAGAGTATCTTATTGATACTTTTGAACCTTCACAAAATAAAATTGGTTTAATGAAGAGAATAGTCGAAGAGGGCTTGACGACTTTTGATATCGATTCATTTTACATGTCTATGAAATCCGCCTTGAGGCGATAGCGAGGAATAATGCTGCACTCAGCAAAAGAGATAATTGAAGATAGCACCGCAACCTTTAGCCACTACGGAAAGTCGTTTCAAGAAAAGATCTTTCAGGGATTAGTAACAGATCATACATGGGCAGCCCAGATGGTCGAAGTAATGGTACCAAGTTTTTTCGATGTTAAGTACTTAAACTACCTGACAGAAAAGTACTTCTCATATTTTCATAAATACAAGTGCTTTCCAACGTTGTCTTTGCTGATTACGATTATCAAGGATGATCTAAAAGAGGGTGTTGACATTATTTTGCGAGATCAGATTGTTGAGTACCTGCATAGGGTTAAGACAAGCCCAGACATGAGTGATCTTGAGTTTGTGAAAGACAAATCATTAGATTTTTGCAAAAGGCAGGCGTTTAAGGGCGCTCTAGAACATGCAGTTGAGCTAATTGCAACAGACAAGTTTGAAAGTGTTGTTGATCTTATGAAGGAGGCTGTTGCTGTCGGAATGCCTAACTCGATCGGCCATGACTTCTTTGAAGATGCAGAGGCAAGGTTTGTTAAGTTCAACCGCATGGTATGCCCTACCGGTATTGAAAGGCTGGACGCTAGCGATATCCTGCAGGGCGGCTTAGGCAGGGGTGAAATTGGTGTTGTGACTGCGAATACTGGCGTCGGTAAATCTCACTGGCTCGTTGCCATGGGCGCAAACGCTCTCCGCGCAGGAAAGAATGTGGTACACTATACCTTTGAACTATCAGAAACTGCTGTCGGGATCAGGTATGATTCAAACCTGTGCAAGATACCGAGTAACGACGTTAGAGAAAATAAGAAGAGAGTACTTGATTTCTACACTGAGAATAACGATCTGGGAAGGCTTATCATTAAGGAATACCCGACAGGGTCTGCATCAGTAGTGACAATCAGGAACCACATTGAAAAGCTTTTGCTAAAAGGTTTCGCTCCAAGTGTTATTATTATTGATTACGCTGATATTATGAGATCTACAAAGAGCTATGACTCATTACGCCATGAGTTAAAGTTGATTTATGAAGAGTTAAGAAACCTTGCTATGGATATGAATATACCTATCTGGACCGCATCGCAGGCAAACAGGGAATCTGCAAACTCTGATATTGTCGGTCTTGAAAATATGTCTGAAGCGTACGGAAAAGCTATGGTTGCAGATCTTGTTATATCTCTGTCTCGTAAGCCTATGGAGAAGTCTGGCGGCACTGGTCGGCTATTTATCGCAAAGAACCGTGCAGGGAGAGATGGCCTTGTGTTTCCCATCCACATGGATACGTCAATGTCTATAGTTGAGCTGTTGGATGAGTCTCAATTGACACTGCAGGAAGCTGTCGCTCAAGATGAGCAAGATATGAAAAAGATACTGAAGAAAAAGTGGAAAGAATTACGGGATGTAAATTCTGATTAGAATAAGAATACGGTGGAAGAATGATTGAATTTGAAGAAGCACAGCAGAAGTCATCTGAGTATTTTGGCGGGGACGCGCTAGCCGCTAACGTATTTGTTACGAAATATGCTTTGACTGACAAAGACGGTAATCTGTATGAGTCGACTCCCGATGACATGCATAGGCGCTTAGCAACTGAGTTTGCCAGGATAGAGAAAAAATATCCCAATCCGCTTAGTGAAGACGAGATCTATAATCTCTTTAAGAATTTTAGTTATGTGATCCCGCAAGGATCACCAATGTCAGGAATTGGAAACCCACATCAGGTGCAATCAATTTCAAATTGCTTTGTTATAGAGTCTCCGTATGATTCTTACGGCGGCATTCTTAAGACAGACCAGGAGCTAGTCCAGATAGCAAAGCGGCGTGGTGGCGTCGGATTTGATGTTTCAACGATACGCCCTCGAGGAAGAACTACTGCAAATTGTGCGAGGACTACGGACGGGATAGAGGTCTTTATGGATCGCTTCTCAAATTCTTGTAGGGAGGTTGCACAAAATGGCCGGCGCGGTGCGCTGATGCTAACGATATCAGTTCACCACCCGCAGGTTCGTGATTTTATAAAGATCAAGCGTGACCTTACTAGGGTAACCGGTGCGAATATTTCAGTTCGCTTGTCTGATGAATTTATGAATGCAGTTCAGGCTGGCAGCAGTGTAGAGCTTCGTTTCCCGGTTGACAGCACAGAACCTGACATGTCTGAGAATGTCGACGCTAGAGAGTTATGGCAAGAAATTATTGAAGCCGCGCATGCATGTGCAGAGCCTGGTCTACTGTTTTGGGATAATGCAAAGAAATATACACCATCAGACATATATGAGCAAGAGGGGTTTGGTTCGCAGTCGACAAACCCTTGTGGAGAGATAATCCTTTCTCCCTATGACAGCTGTCGGCTAATGGTCGTAAACCTGCTATCGTTTGTCAAAAACCCGTTTACTCCAGAGGCTGAGTTTGATGATAAGCTTATGGGAGAAGTAGTACTGAAAGCCCAACGTCTTATGGACGATATGATCGATCTAGAAATTGAGCAAGTTGACAAAATTATTGCCAAGATTAAAAGTGATCCTGAGCCTGGCCCGGTAAAGCAGATCGAAAAAGATTTATGGGAAAATATTAAGACGCAGGCCCTTTTAGGAAGAAGGACTGGCCTCGGCGTCACTGCCGTTGGTGATGCACTGGCAGCGTTGGGGATCAGGTATGGTTCTGAAGAGTCTGTAGGCGTCGTTGAGAAATTCTATAGGGTGCTAGCGACAAGCGCATATAGATCATCATGTATCATGGCAAAAGAACGTGGCGCTTTTAAGGTACATGATCATAATAAAGAGCGCGGCCACGCTTTCCTTGAAAGAATTTGGGAAGCTGCACCTGACGTAAGAGAGATGAGTAAGAAATATGGTCGTAGGAATATTGCCCTCACGACGACTGCTCCGGCTGGGTCTGTTTCTGTTTTAACTCAGACAACTTCTGGAATTGAGCCGGCTTTTATGCTTCATTATATGAGACGAAAAAAGTTAACTGAGAGTGATGTTGAGGGCAGGGTTGATTTTGTTGACGACTCCGGTGATCGATGGCAAGAATATACTGTGTATCATCACTGCTTCAAGGAGTGGATGAGAGCATCCAACCTAGAAGAAAGCGAGTCAATGAGTAATGAAAAGCTTGTTGAGATGAGCCCATATAGTGGCGCGACTGCAAATGAGATTGATTGGGTTCAAAAGGTAAAAATGCAAGCAGCAGCTCAAAGATGGGTTTGTCATGCAATTTCGAACACGACCAATTTACCGTCAGATATTGACGTTGAGACGGTCAAGAATGTTTATTTAGAGGGCTGGAAGAGTGGTTGCAAAGGTGTAACAATTTACAGGGACGGTTGTAGGAGTGGCGTTTTGGTTTCGGCCACCGATTCCGGTGAGGATACCTTCAAATCTCATGAAGCACCGGATCGCCCGGAGGAATTAGAGTGCTCTATTCATCATGCAAGTATTAAAGGTGAAGCCTGGACAATTCTTGTAGGTAGATTGGATGGTAGACCTTATGAGATTATGGGAGGCCTTCAGAAGTACATAGAGATTCCTAAGAAGTACAAAAGAGGCACCATCATTAAACGCCACTATAAGACAAAGAATTCCAGGTATGATCTTAGGATTGGAAAAAATGGTGATGAAATTCTAATTAAGGATATCGTCGATGTTTTTGACAACCCTAACCATGCAGGGTTTACTAGAACAATATCTCTAGCGCTTCGCCATGGTGCACCAATTCATTATGTCGTTGAGCAATTGCAAAAAGATAGAGAGATGGACATGTTCTCTTTTTCGAAAGTAATTTCTAGAGTTTTAAAGTACTACATTAAAGACGGCACAGTGCCGGGAAAAACAGTTTGTGAAAACTGTGGTGCAGAGGACACCCTGATATATCAAGAAGGGTGTGTTACATGTACTGCATGTGGTCATGGTAAATGTGGATAAGCGATAGGTAGAAGGAGTCAGCTTTGAAGTGGAAATCAGAAATATCACCCCTTGTTAAAGAAATAGAGTTACGGAAGCCTCCCGTCATAATCAGGGTAAATAAGTTCGATGAAGAGGCAGCCAAAAAGTTCGATCAGGAGATAGCTCAAGCTCACAACACAGGGCAGAAAATCATTCCTGTGATCATTGATTCTTACGGTGGGCAGGTCTATAGCCTTATGTCAATGATTAGTGCAATAAAGCATGCTGAGTTGCCTGTTGCCACGATCGTAGAAGGAAAAGCAATGTCGTGCGGAGCCGTTTTGTTCTCATTTGGTGAAGAAGGATATCGATTTATGGATCCAAACGCAACTGTAATGATTCATGATGTTAGCAGCATGGACTTTGGGAAGGTAGAAGAACTTAAAGCTGGGGCCCTTGAGGCAGATCGCTTAAATACCATTATCTACACTATGATGGCTCAAAACTGTGGCAAGAAAGATGATTACTTTATGAAGATAGTTGATAAAAAGAAGCATGCAGACTGGTTTTTAGATGCCAAAGAAGCAAAAAAGCATGGGATGGCCAACCAGCTAAGGGTGCCGTCTTTGCAGATTAAGGTTGACGTTTCAATTGATTTCGAGTAGGTGAAAATATGGATAAGGATTTCTATAATAAGTCTAGCTCAGATAGCTTAGGGTGGGAGCCAAGCTGGTTTGGATGCGATGAGTTTGATGACGCTCTAGTTGCCGCTGTTAAAAAGTGGCAGAGAAAGAATGGGCTTAAAGCTGACGGCTTAGTCGGCCCGATGACTTACCGAAGGGTCTGGACGGAGAGGGAAGCAAACATCTCAGATCATGAGCCTCGAAGGAGCCTTTACTCGATGACAGACAAGCACATCGTGCACAATGGCAAGTTTATTCCAATTGAGTGGCCTCAGGTGGTTTTGTGGGACGAGCCGGGAGGCTTTTCCTGTGGAGACGGAACATACACGAGCTACGCAGGAAAGCCAGATAGAAACCCGCACTTCTTTGTAAATCATTGGGACGTTTGTCTTTCAACTGAATCTATGTCTAAAGTCATCGCTAAGAGAGGGATATCAATTCACTTTGGTATCGATAATGACGGCACAATCTATCAGTTGCTAGATACACAGCATGCGGCGTGGCAGGCCGGTGGCCGAAAGTGGAATCGAGAAAGCATCGGCGTTGAGATCGCAAATGCATACTATCCGAAATACCAGGATTGGTATGAAAGAAAGGGTTTTGGGCCCCGCCCGGTTAGGGCAAAGGGTGAAATAAAGTGTCATGGAAGAGGCCTGGGCGAGCACCTAGATTTTTATGATGTCCAGCTGCAGGCACTGAAGGCATTGTGGAAGGCAATTCATATTGGTATTGGTATACCTTTAGAATGTCCGTTAGATGATGATGGGGGGCTTGTGGAGGCTGTCGATCCACGCTGCGAGCGTTCTGAATTTAGCGGTTTCATCAATCACTACAATTTGACACGCAGAAAAATAGATTGTGCAGGACTAGACGTCGTTGGTCTTTTGGAAGAAGTAAAGAAAACTCCATTATACTGTTTGGATAAATAGCATACAATCAATACGTAGCGGAGGTCATATGTTATTTAATCACATAGGTGTAAGGCTGGAACGTAGCGATACATATCCGGATATTTTAGATCGTCAAGCGATGGAGTTTCTTGCTGAAATGTCTAGGCAATTTCGGCCGCGTGTCAAGGAGCTTTTAGATAACCGCAAATCGCGCCAGGAAAAGTATGACAGTGGGCAGCTTCCGTCCTATGATAATACGACACTGAATATCAGGACCGATGACTGGGTTGCAGCACCCATTCCGGAAGATATCAGGGACCGCCGCGTAGAGATTACAGGGCCACCTGAACGAAAGATGGTGATTAATGCACTAAACTCAGGTGCGAATGTGTTTATGGCAGACTTTGAAGATTCAATGTCACCTACTTGGGTAAATGCCCTTGAAGGGCAAAGGAACTTGAGAGATGCAGTTCGAAAGAGAATAACATACCAACATCCAACAAAGGGTTTATACAAGCTCAATGCAGAGCATGCAGTACTTTTTGTGCGCCCTCGAGGGCTCCACTTAGAAGAGTCTCATTTCCTTGTTGACAACCTGGCAATTCCTGCTTCTTTTTTTGATTTTGGGCTACATTTTTATCACAACGCAAAAGAGCTCGTGGATAGAGGGAGTGGCCCATACTTTTATCTTCCGAAATTAGAGCATTACGCTGAGGCAAGATTGTGGAATGACATATTCAACTGGTCACAAGACTACATGAATATTCCTCGAGGGACGATAAGGGCAACAGTTTTGCTAGAGACATTACCTGCAGCTTTTCAGATGGATGAAATACTGTACGAGCTAAAAGATCACTCCGCCGGCTTAAACTGCGGAAGGTGGGACTATATTTTTAGCTATATTAAGACCCTTCGTGCCCATCCAGACAGAATTACTCCAGATCGTGCTGAGATCGGAATGACAGCACATTTCATGAACTCATACTCTAAAAGGGTGATCCAGGTTTGTCACCGCAGGGGGGTTCATGCTATGGGGGGTATGGCTGCACAGATTCCAATTCGCGGTGATGACAATGCAAACCATCTAGCTTTAGAGAGGGTACGCGAAGATAAACGACGAGAAGTGCTCGACGGTCATGACGGAACATGGGTAGCACACCCCGGGTTAGTTAGTCTAGCAAAGGATATTTTTGATGAATACATGCGGGACTGTAACCAGATCGGGAAAGAAACAAGCTACAAAATCTCAGAAGAAGACTTGCTTGTGATGCCGTCTGGTGATATCACCCGAGAGGGCCTTCTTCAAAATATTGATGTAGGCATCCGATATATTCATGCATGGATATCAGGAAACGGTTGTGTTCCTCTATATAACTTGATGGAGGATGCAGCGACTGCAGAGATATCAAGAACCCAAGTGTGGCAATGGGTCCGCCATGGTGCAGAGATGAGTAACGGCACCAAGATTGATCATGATCTTGTTACGTCTCTGATTGCAGAGTGGAAAGCAGGACAGGAGTCAAGCGAGTTGCTTGACACCGCAGTTGAGATATTTCAGAATTTAAGCACGTCAGGTACACTGGAAGACTTTTTAACGATTCCAGCATACGAGTACCTTACTACTAACTAAAAGGATTAATATAGAAAATGTCAAATAGATGGGATAATGTTGAACGTCCATATAGTAAAGAGGACGTAGTTCGCCTCCAGGGATCAATGCCTGAGCACTATGTACTAGCAGAAAGATCGGCAGCAAAGCTGTGGAAGCTTCTGAATGAGAAAGACTACGTTCATGCGATGGGTGCCGTAACAGGGAATCAGGCAATGCAGATGGTAAAGGGAGGCGTTCCTGCCATATACTGTTCAGGGTGGCAAGTCGCAGCCGATGCTAATGATTCACATGAAATGTACCCTGACCAAAGCCTATATGCAGTTCACAGCGTTCCCATGCTGGTACAAAAAATCAATAATTCTCTCCGTAGGGCAGATCAAATTGAGTGGGCTGAGAATGAGGGTTCTGCAGTTAGGGATTGGTTTGTTCCGCTTGTTGCCGATGCGGAAGCAGGGTTTGGAGGCTCTCTGAATGCTTTTGAGCTTATGAAGTCTATGATTAGAGCCGGTGCTGGCGGCGTACACTTTGAAGATCAACTGAGCTCTGCAAAGAAGTGCGGTCATCTTGGTGGAAAAGTACTAGTTCCAGGATCTGAATTTATTAAGAAGCTTATCGCAGCTAGGCTCGCTGCAGATGTAATGGGTACCGAAACGCTGGTTATTGCTAGGACTGATGCTAATAGTGCCCGCCTCTTAACAACCGATATAGACGATGAAGACACCAGGTTCATAACCTCAAAAGAGAGGACTTCCGAAGGGTTCTATAGGATTACTGGCGGCTTAGAGATGGCAATCTCTAGAGGCCTTAGATATGCCCCATATGCAGATCTTTTGTGGTGCGAAACTAGCACGCCATGTCTTGATGAAGCCCGGGCATTCGCTTCTGCAATCCATAAGCAGTTTCCTGGAAAGCTTCTAGCATATAATTGCTCACCCTCGTTCAATTGGAAGAAGAATTTAGATGATGAGACAATCGCAAAGTTTCAGAGCGAGCTCGGCAAGATGGGATACAAGTTTCAGTTCATCACTTTAGCAGGGTTTCATAACCTGAATTATCATATGTTTAAGTTAGCTCAGGATTATGAAGGTCGTGACATGTCAGCATACGCAGAACTACAAGAGAAAGAGTTTGCAGCTGAGGGAGAGGGATATACTGCAACTCGGCACCAGCGTGAGGTTGGGACAGGGTATTTTGATGCAGTGGCTCAGGTTATATCTTCAGGTGACACATCAACGTTAGCACTTGAAGAATCAACCGAGGCTGAACAATTTTGAGTTGGAGACTATGGGTAGATTAACTGATAATTTCAAATTAAGAGAATTTAAGTGCAGGGACGGTAGTGACGTCCCTGACTTGTATATGGAAAATGTGCGGCTATTGGCTGAGAACCTACAGGTTTTGAGGGATCACATTGGCAAACCGGTTCGGGTGATTAGCGGGTATAGATCTCCGGAATATAATAAAAAGATTGGTGGTGCAAAGAAAAGCCAGCATATGCTAGCCAAAGCCGCCGACATTAAAATTTCAGGTGTGTCGCCAAAAGAAGTAAAGGCGATCATCGTTTCTCTCATTAAAGAGGGAAAGATGCATTCAGGCGGGGTGGGATTATATACTACTTTCACTCATTACGATGTACGTGGCCGAAATGCTAGATGGTATGGAACAGGGGTAAAAGATGATAGGTCTTGAGGGAGAGATTAATGTACTACTATACTTTGAGGATTGGAGACAAAGGGCAGGAGGTTAGGCGCCTTCAAGCTATCTTAAAAATATCTGCAGATGGGGATTTTGGCCCTAAGACATACGCTGCAGTTAAAGATTATCAAAATAGGAATGGGCTAGCGGTCGATGGTATCGTTGGCCCTGTAACTTTAGGCACGATGGGTGTGCCTGTTCATCTTGGTATTGATGTTAGCCATTGGAATGGTAATATACGTTGGGGGAAGGTTGATCCTAACGAAGTAAAGTTTGTATGGGCGAAGGTATCTCAAGGAGTTGATTATGTCGACCCGAAAGTTCAGCAAAACTTGCAAGGTTGTAGGGAAAACGGTATACTAGTTGGAGGGTATCATTTTCCATCGCCTCAACTTGGCGGGAGCTTAGACCCAAAGCTTGAAGTTCAAGATTTTTTGAAATATTACGGTGGCTGTATACCTTCAGGTGACATGCTTCCAGTGCTGGATTTAGAGGCTGGGGTCAAGGGAGATCCAGACCACAATCGCCAATGGGCTCTAGAATGGCTTAAAGAGCTTGAGAACGAAACCGGCTTGCGTGCAGTAGTATATACTGCAAAATGGTACGTTCGCGGTTACTTAAAGAATGATGTTGGCCAGCTCAAAGATTACCCTTTATGGGTTGCTGACTATACAAAGCCTCAGAAGGATGGTGGCAGGTGTAATCCTGATGACAATTG